TTTGGAAATACGGTACCACCTTCTTCATTATCATCTAGATAAACAAAGAAAACCATAAATCTTGTACAGTTTTTATTATCACCTACATCCACATGAGGTCCAAACTCATCATGATCATTAGGTAAATATTTTTTTAATCTAAGGTCTTCCAATGCATATTTCATTGGCCATTCGTTTGTGATACCCACAGAAGATGCATACTTCTTAGCATGTTCAACATATATTTGTACAAGTTCAGCTTGTTCTTTTTCCCAACCTGCTTCTCTAAGATTTAGTTGTGTGAAATTCATACGTCCAGCACCATGTCTTTGTTTGTCTTTGTCAAGAGAGTCCTCATACTTTTTAACTAACCTATCGCATAGTTCTTCACTAAACGCTTTGGGAAATACTCTTATTAGATTATCTTTTTCCATTATTCACTTTCCTCTTCATTTCCATACATAAATTCTTTCTTTGCAGCGATGTCTAGTTTTTCTAGAACCTCTTCTGTAAAGTATGTTTCGGGGTTATCATTAATTGTTTTACCAAAAAATTTCTTGCCATCTGGTAGTTCGTATTTTGTAGATACTTTCTTGAAGATATTATATTTCTCTGCAAGTGATAATAGACCATAGTATCTGTCAAGACCTTTATCGTATGTAAGTCTAACTTCACACATAGAGTTTTCTTTTGTCAATCTAGATTTCTGATTCTTAATCTTTATAATATTACCTACGACCTCTGTTCCGTCTTTTTCTTTTTTCTTAGAAAGATATACAATAGAAGAAGCTGCATATTTTAATCCACTTCCACCACCCATTTCTTTCATAGGTATATACGATCCAACTACATCATAAGTATGATTAGTAACAACCATTGGTACTTTTGCTTTACCAAGTTTTAATGTTAATACTCTAAATGCAGCTTTCAAGACTTGAGCTCTTGTCATGTCTCTAGTCTCTTTACCCTCAGCAGTATCTTCTACTTCTTTTGTAGTTGATAACATACCAAGAGAATCTAAACACATAAACATTGGTTTACGATTTGCCTCTGGTGTTTGTTGATATGTTTCTAAAACTTTTAATGCTTGAGTTCTAAATTCTTGTACAGTTGCAACTGGCATTATAACCATTCTCTTAGAATCAATTCCTCTAGTTTCTACCATATTTTTAGTAATCGCACTTTCTGATTCAAAAAATATAACACCACCCTCTGGGTTCTGATCTAAGAAATGTTTACACATTCCCATTAAGAAAAATGTTTTACCTGTTGCAGATTCACCTGCCAATGCAGTAATTTTATTACCTGCCAATCCACCATGAATAGAACCTGATAAGATTGCATTCATCATGTAACTTCCTGTATCGATAAAGTTCTCTACATCACCAGACTCGACACCATCTGATACTAGATTAGCATATTCATTGCCCGTACTCTTAATTATATCTTTTAAAAAATCACTCATTATTATCTCCAAATAGAACCTTGTTTAAATTGGGTTCTTTATAGTTTTCACCTTTCATTACTTTTCCACTAGGGCCTTTTACTGGTTTGCCGTCTTTACCCATCTTGCTCATGTTAGAAGTGTGTACTTCTTTAAAACATTTATCAAGATCGATGCCCATTGCATGTCCAGCTCCATAGGTGACGTATAGGATATCTGTCAATGCATCTGCTATCTCTACCAGATCAAACTTATTTATTGCTGTAATAAGTTCGGTAAATTCTTCCTTAATTAATTCAGTTCTTAATTCTGCTAATTCAAATGTTGGTAATTGTGGCGTAGTTAAAACTTCTTGATCATACGCTTTCATAAACTTTTCTACTTTTTTAAAGTTGCTCATTTTACTGCTACTGCTCCTACAAACATATGATTACGCCAGAATGGTTGTACATCTTTGAAACCTGCATCATACATGTATTGTTCTATTTGTTTCCAAGTATTAGGTTTCATAATATTTCTTAACACTTGTTCTTTGTCCATAATATCTTCGGTAGTAAAATACTTTCGTTTGTAATCATAGAAGTTAAAAGTAATCATTTCTTGAAACTTAGCATTCTCACATATAGTTTTTTCTGCAAAGACAAACGCACCACCTTCATTTAAACCATCATAAATCTTTTTAATCATTGGTGCTCTATCTTTCATTGACATAAACTGTAAAGTAAATATTGAAGTAATTAATGATGCATTAGACATTGTAGAGTCTCTTACATCTTCATGTAGGAATTGAATTTTTTGTTTAGGATATTCTTGTTTTAAAAGATTACCTCTATGTTTCATATCACCAACAAATCCGTCAGCAACTTCTATACCGTGGTAATATACATCTTCAATATCCTTATTCTTTTTAATTAATGCTTCTGTTAGTTTACCTGTTGAACAACCAACATCATAAACGTTGGTATGACTTTCAATAAAGTATCTAGACAATGAAACTACATCGGTTAGTAAATCTTGATACCCACGAATACTTTTATCTATGTGATTATCAAAACCTTCTTCTCTATGTGCAAAAGTAAAATCAGCCATTACATCCTCTCTTTATTTTTAAATTTATGTCCATACTTCTTACTCTTTCTAATTCCCATATAAAATTCACCTGCTTCATAATCCCACTTCTTGCCATGATGTCCTCTTATATCTGCCCATTTCATTCTTAGTTTAACTATAAATTTTCTTACTACTCTGATCATAATTTTGTTTTATACCTATACATAACTAAACACACAAAGAGTATTATTAAAAACTCTATCATATATTTTTTAAAACTTTTTTATACATCGAGTCTGCAAGATGAGCCATCATTAAACTAGGAACCATACGACCACAACGTTCACTTTTTTGTGACCACTTCCCTGTCAATTTAAAATCATCAGGTAATGATGTCACTCTTTTTAATTCACCCAAAGTAAATTTTCTATCATCATTCCAATGACAAACACCAGCAGTTTTTTCTGTTGCACCCATTGCTGTAATAGTAGGACTTGGTTGAAATTCTGAAGCAATCTTAAGATTGAAATGCCATCCTTTAGGATGATAATCTGTTCCTGTAATAACCTTTGCTGGATTTCTTGGCATCAATGTACACGTTTGTTTATAGTATGCTGTTTCTTTCCATTTAGTAGTAAGCATTTCAAGTTCTTCTTGATCATACTCTAATCCGTCAAATGCACCCTGTAAAGTTGTTATTGTATTGTTTGGTGTAGGAAACAAAGATGATAATGTCATAAAGTTTAAACCAACTTGATCCATAATATCGTCTCTTACTCCCATGAAGAAAACTCTACGTCTTCTTTGTGGAACACCAAATAGAGAACAATCATGTACTTTTGCAACTACTTGATATCCAATGTCCTCAAATGTATTTTGTATTTTGTTGAAGTATTGTTTTGCTTCTCCAACTGTTAGACCTTCAACGTTCTCTGCAATAATAGTTTTTGGTCTGATAACATTAGCAACTCTTAAAAACTCAAAGAATAAATCTTCAATGTTAGTTACTGTTTTGCCATCTGAATATTGTTTAGTTTTTCCAAACCCATCACTATGTACAGTTCCCTCTCTTGCAAGAGTACCACACATACTAAATGCTGAACAAGGTGGACTACCATCTAATAAATCTAGTTCGCCTTCTTTTAAACCTGTAAGTTTTAGAAAGTCTTCTCCTTTTAAATCTTTTATATCACCATCAAGTATAGGTGTGTTTGGATAATTATCTCTGTAAGTATTTCTTGCCTCTTCAACAAATTCATTGATTGCAAGTATCTTACCACCAGCAAGTCTGTAACCTGTTGATGATCCACCACCACCAGCGAAAGTAGATATTACTCTAAATTTTTCTAATGCTTCTCCAGCATAAACGTCTTTCATTAGATATGGTTTGTACTTCATAATATAAATGCCTCCAAGTTTGCAGGTACAGTTTGTTTTTGTTTCGGCCAATCTCTTACTAAATCCATTACTCTTGTTCTACCTTTGTAATTAATTTCAGTATTATTTAGCAGTCTTTCAAATAGTAAGTTGACACCAGAATCTAATTGTAAGTTTAAATGTTTCTTAACATCTTTACCAATATTAAAAGCAGTTCTAACATGATGCTTTTGATAAGGTTGATTTAATTGATACCAATCCATACTATAAAAATAATCTTTCACTTCCTTTGTTAGATAAGGTGTAACAAAAACTTTATTATACTTATCTGCAATTTTTTTGTGCCAGTTGTATCCAGCAGTATTCTCGGGCAAGAAATAGTTATCTCTAAATTCATCAAACTTTTCTTTTGTATGTTTGTAATGGATATTTGCTTTTTTACTCACTCCATAATAACCATCTGCAGCCCAACCAGATAGAACATACGTTTCTGCAATCTTTGGGTAGACGTACATAAAAGGATACACACATTCATAATGAGTTTTCTTTACACATCCTAAGTTTACTAGTTTGTAAAAGTCTTCCTCTAGTTTGCTCGTATCAATTACAGTTCCAACGAATCCCCAGCCGTTTTTAATTGCAATCTCTTTAGCCTTATTATAATCATAACTGACCTGATTGTCAAGGCAAAAAGAGTATGCATTGATCTTTTTTCCACACTCTTGAGCTGCTAAACCTACTGATATACTGTCAATTCCACCAGATAATAATACTGCAACATAATCATCTTTTACAGTTTTATCTATATGTTCAACTAGCAGTTTATCTATCATACAAAGAAATCCTCTAGGTTTCCAGCAGTACCATATGATCTATCAACATTCCAATTGATTTTTTCAATGATATAGTTTAGTGGTTCAACAAAAGACTTTTCGAATTGTAGTTCATAGTCAATTGCAAAGTTTAATTGTTTTGGAAGTTTTGTCATAAATGCAATAGAAGAAGATTGATATATGTTTGGTAATTTCATATAAAGAAACTTAATTTTATCACCTTCTTGAATATAAGGATAACGACTTTGTAATTTATTCTTTTCTATTAAATGATTGTAAAGTATTGCACCCTTAACATGTATAGGGGCACCTTTCTTAAATAGTGAATGTGATTCTGTCCATTTAGATAAACCATTTACACTTCTAGGATACGCAACTAGTTCAGGTGGTAAGTTCATAAACTCTTCTCTAAACGTTTGTATAAATGTGTTCATTTCTTTTTCAGTACCAGACATTAAAATATGTAATGCTTCCTTGATCTTATCTCTACATGCAGCTGGTGTGGATGATTTAACTGCCTCAATCCCCATAATCTTAAGTTCAGGTTCTTTGTATCGAACACCTTCAACATCCCACGCATTTAGAATATATCTTTTCTTTGCTGTCCATATACCTTTGTCTGCGATAACTTCTCGTTTCATCTGCATCTTTTGATCATATGCATTTAAATACTCTGCAAGTTCTTTGTATGATGTATCAATAAAAGGTTCAATCTTTTCTTTTGCAATTGTATCAAGAAAGTCCACAGGGTTTTTTGGTTGAAACTTTTCTACCAATGTATCGAATGTAATGTAAACTGAATCTGTATCAGAAGCAATTACATAATCTTTATCTTTTGTTTTAAGCAAATCATTCATAAATTCATTAATCTTTTTTTCAATCCAACGAATAGATAACTGACCAGAAGAAGTGATTGCCTCTGCCATTGTGTTTGAATAATATCTAAACCAATTGTTTCCAATCGCACCATAAGCTGAGTTAAGAGATATCTTTTTTGCCATTTGAATATTATTAAACTTTGATATCTGTTTAACAAATTTTGGGTCTTTTGTATTTACATATTGTTGTTTTGCATCCAACATATAACGTTTGTATTTTACACGATCATTATACATGGTCTGCATAATCTCTGGTAGGAATCCTTGTTTCTTTGTATTGAATAATGCACCATTAGGAGTCATCGTTACGTTATCACCAAGTGGTGATGTATCAACTTCTTGGTTTAAAAGTTTATCAATTGTCATACCAGGTACCGTTTGTTCAGACTTCATTGTTTCTGGTGATATATTATATTGCATAATTAAGTGTGGATACAAAGAGTTTAAGTCAAAAGATAATACCCATTTGTGCATACCGACTTGAGGGTCTTTAACATATGCACCCATATACTTACTATCTTTAGATGATGATTTTTTCTGTGGTATAACAACACCTTTACTCATTAAGTAATTGTGTATTAGAATATCCCAATACTTAACCGAACCAAGAACATCTGTATAATTTACTTTGGCTTCATATGCCATAGTTAAACATAGTTCAATTAGTTTCATCTTGTCTTCTAATGCATCAACAATTTCTACATCTTTAATATTGTAATCGATGAATGATTGATAATCGTTTGTGTACCAATCTCTAAATGTATCGTGTGGGTTTTCATCTTTTTTTACACCAAGTTCAACACTAGCAATATGATCTAGTCTATAACTTTCTTGATTGGTGTATGTAAATTTTCTATAAAGGTCAAAGTAATCTAAAGCTGCAATACCTTGAATGTCATATACCATTTGAGTTCTACCCATTTGATATACATCTTTTGAATGTACAGATTTCCAAGGTGATAATCTTTTAGCATCATCTTCGCCTAAGACCTTTTTAATTCTATTAACTAGATATGGAATATCAAAAAACTCTGTATTCCAACCAGTAATAATATCGGGGTAATTAGAACACCAGAAGTTTAGAAAATCGTATAGTAAATCTTTTTCACTATTACATTTGATATAAGTTACATCTTTTCTGTTTGTTTTATATTCGTGTAAACCAAATACAATAATCTCTTTGTTTGATTGATTTTTTAATGTAATTGATAGCATTTCTTCTTCTGCTACATCGGGGTTAGGAAACCCATTCTCACAAGCGACTTCTATATCGATTGTAGTAATTAGAATTTGATCTTTGTCAAAGTCTGTATTGTATTCTTCATTTAAAAATGAATATTGAAATTGTGTATTACCATATACTAAGTGTGGTTGATTTTTATATGCTTCAACCCACTCTTTGGCTTCTTTGATTGTTTGATGTTTTACTGGTGTAACGTATTTTCCGTCTAGCGTTTGAAACTTAGTCTCACGCATAACAGGGCAATAGAGAGTTGGCGAGTACTTAATTTTTCTAGCAACTCGTTCTCCATTGACTACCTCACGCAAGAGTAATGAATTACCCCACGGCACAATGTTCGTATAAAACCTCATAATATAACCTTCAATGTATTAATGTTTACTTCGCTTCTTTAATGTTCTTACCAATATTATACTTAGTTTTCAATTCCCAATCTTTTTTATCTTTAAACGAAATGATTTTAATCTGACTTAATGGTGACATGTTTTCTTGATCACCACTAGGAATAGTTACAAGACCCCAATCTTTTAAAAGATTAGCGATTCTGTTTCTACGACCAATATCGTTTTCTGTTAGATTTGTTTCTTTACCATCCAAAGCAAATAGTTCTTTAAAGTGTACAATATAGTACTTGCCTTGTTTGTGTAGGATATGACAACTTTGATATAAGATTTTTTCTTTTCTAGATGCGACACCAATACGAGAAAGAGTTTCTCTGACTTTTAAAAAGTCATCTGGTTCTTTCAATATCACTTCGAGCATTTGCTCTTTAGTCCAATTAATGTTTTCCATGCTTACCACCCTTATTCAATCTTTCTTTAATTCTTATAATTTGTTCATTACTTAGTATGCCAAGAGCAGATTTGGCTTTCTCATTACTGTAACCATAATACTCTTTTACTACTTCTAAGTCTTTTTGTTTGCTTGCTTTCATAAATGGTGCAAACCTTTTTCGACTTCTAATGCTATTTAGTAAAAAATCATATTGTAGTTTATTGTCAATGTGA